TGGGAAAGTCAAGTCAATGAATCCATCTGGGTAGTAAGGAACTTCCATTACGGGGATACCAAGCACGCGAGTTGTGCGTGCCTGACCGATTACCTGGTCTGTACCAGCAAGGTAAGCGTTACGGTAGTCTTCAGTCCAAATGTTGGAGCTGTCGGTACCGTTTGCCTTTACCGCACCCTGGAAGGCTGCAGTACCTGCGTAGAATTTCAGACCGTTCTTGAGTGCACGGTACTTACGTGGCAAAGCATTGATTACACCCTGAAGAACTTCAGGGGTAAATGCGTTGTTTGTCACGGTAGCATCGAACTCGTGAGCGTCGCCATTTGTTGTGGTGTGGTTGTGGAAACCTTGCATAATTGAAAGGAAGTTTCCCGTTGTACCGTCACCGTTAATGGCGAGGTCCTCGATGTCATTTGCGAAAGCGTTTGTCATCATGCGGACCAAGTGGTCTTCCAATGCAGCACCTTCAACATTATCTTCGAGGGCTTCTGCACTAACCTCCCAGTCAAGACGAATTTTCTTGGTAGTCAATTCGACCTTGCTGAATGTTGCGCCAGCGTTAGTGTACGCTGCGTTACCCTGGTTGGCAGCGCGAATAACACGCTCTCCAACGTTGACTTTTTCGAGTTCCATGGTGTTTGCACGCATGGTAACACGACGACCGTCTTTGGCGAGAACTGTTCCATCCCAAACGTAGTCGATAAAACGACGAGCTTGTTCTGGACGAAGGATACCACTAGCCGCTGCACCCGAGGGATTAACGGCATTTGGACCAGTTGTTACGCCAAATTCGGCGGTTGCAGTGTTTCCCAAGGTGCTAGCACCAGGCGAAGAAACACCGCCAATACCACCAGAAGCGAAGGCTCCCTCAGAGTTAACTGGGTTTTCTGAGTCACCGCTTGCTGGGTAGTTCTTTTTGATCTCTTCCGACATCTTGTCACCTCCTAAGTGATTTTTGTTAGCTAAATAAATCGGCTGTTTTGAGGAAACGACCGCCCCATAGGGATTTTTGAACCATATCTGGCTCCTCCTGTACGATCTCGCCAAGATCGCCAGACTTGCGGAAAGCGGTGTCTTGCTCTACAGCATCAACACGCTTTCCAAACTCATCAAACTGACCCTTTGTCTCAGAGAACTCGTGCTTGGTAGCAGCAACTTCCTCAGACACGCCAGTAATTGATTTCTTCAAAGCATCGACCTCGGCGTGAAGTGACTTCACGGTCTCTGCTAGATCGCCAAAGGCTAGTGCAATCGTGTCTTTCATTTCAGACACTGAAGTTGCAACATCTGATTTTTCGACTTCTTCGGCAGCTTCTTCAGAAACTCCCTCGGACTCTGCACCTTCTTCAACTGCAACCTCTGCCTCTTCGTCAGCTTTTTCGATGTCTTCTGTGGAGTCAGATTTTTCTGTCTCCACTTCAGCACCAGCTTATTCAGTGGCTTCGGCATCTGCCTCTGGAGCGACCTCTACTTCTTCAACTACCTCATCAGATTTTTCTGTAAGGGTTTCTGTTGCATCAGTCATAGGACTTGCCTCCTTTGCTATCTTAGAAAGATTAATGCCTTTAGCACTATCAACTAAGAACTTTATCATTTTTGTTTTTTCATTGTCTGTTTTTTCTACAAAACCAATATTTTTCATAGATTCCCCAGACACGGGGTGGCTTTCAGATTCATTGTCAGACATCATAACTAGTCCAGACTCTGAATCCCAAAAAACATTTTCAATGGCTACGTCAATGCCCTCTCCCTTGAGGGTATCAACACCGTCAATTTTTTCTACAGAAAGAATGCTGGCAAACTGATTTGCGGGGGAGTCAACAAGAGAAAGCTCTACAATATCATATTCTTTGATAACACGAATTTGATTATCTGCTTTTTCGTCATAAGCGTCGTCCCACTTAATCATCTTTCCACCAATAGAAAACCCAGAAAGCGTTCCGTCAAGAACCTTTTCCCAGGTGTCTTGTGCGCCTTTAGATACGTATGCAGAAACGTATACGCCGGAATAGAATTTCTTACTTTCTGGGTCAAAATACTTATCTCCCTTAAAAGATACCATCTTGCCTACTGCTGTTGGCTGATGCATTTCACGAATGTTACCCCGAAACTTTTCAAAAGCTTTAATTGATGCATCTTGTGTAACAATGTCCATTTGTTTATCTACGTTGTCTAAAGTAGCAAAACCTGAGACTGTGCGCCTCTCTTGATCAACTTTTGCGATCGGCATTGACAGACGAACGGCGTCGCCTTCTGTTTCCCAGTGTGCTTTAAGCATAGTCATACTAACTCCATTATACAAGCCTTTTTAAACATTTTTAAAAAAGCGGACTATTCTGAAGAACGTCCCTCGCCCTGTGGATTTCTTCCACTAATAGTTGCTTGACTGTCGGATTGGTTGTTTGATCTTTCAGAATCTCTTTCCCTGTTCCCTGCCAGGTTTGCCCTAGCATCTGTGGCTTGCCTTGGAGACATGACAAACGGATCGTCTCCGTCCTGCCTTTGGGGCAATCCAAGTTCCTGTCTAGCCTCATTCGGAGTCATCACCTGGGTCTTCACGTAACGCTCAAGAATTTGAGATTGAGCAATTTCATCGGTCAGCGTCAACTCGTTAAAGTTAAACTGCAGAATATCAGTTTTCTCTTTTATCACCTTGTTGATCATTTTTGACAAGTTGTTTTGAGCTGGGCGAGCAACCTGCTCCTTAAATGTTCTGTCTTGTGCCAAAGCAGAAGCAATCGAAGAAGCGTCTGCCCCTCCTATTTTAGACAATGGCACCTGGTGTGCAACGAGGATGTCGTCACGATTTCGAAGGCGGTACTCATTAAACGATGCCTCTTGAACCCCATTTTCAACGGGCTCCATCTTGAACTCTACTTTGTTGTTGTCAGAGTCTCCAGGAAGAGGAATATATAGGCTTCGGTGTGATTGTCCCTTAAGATTTGTTTGAAGGAACCTAAACATCTTATCCTCTGCGTCAGCAGATAGCTTTGCCCCCTTAAGGGTCACCACATATCGAGGAACAGCCTTGTTGCTAAAGTAGTCAATATTGTATTGAGATGCAAGCTGGTCTCCGTGCAAAGCTGAAATTGCAGACATGATATCTGGAATACCGTAAAACGTGTTTAGTGGAGAGTATTCTTTGTAGTGCAAGATTTCGTTTGGCCGAGGATCTTCTGTAATGGGGTTCTGGTTTTTCCCCGCAAAATTACGAAAGTAAACTACCTTATGTCCAATTATTTGTACGTACCCGTCGCGCAGTCTGCGCACACGCATTGTTGTTGATGGTATGTGTCCAATATATCCAATCTCTCCCTTGGTTGTTCTTCCAATTTCTAAATACCCATTTCCCGTTGCCTGCACGTCTGTATAGAATTTCATAAGTGTGTTTGTAAAAGAGTCTGTATCATTAAGATTTTCTAACCAGTCACGAAGCTCAATCCTTGCTCTTTCAATTCTGTTGCGAGCACGCTTAACAGATTCTTGATTGTCATTAGTTTCAAGTCTTAGCATTGTACTTTCTGACACGGCAAAATCATACCCGAGTCCAACAATGTTTTCTACCTTTGCATCAATAGCCGCGTGGTTAGCAAAAGATGTGTCGTAGTAGTTGGCAAGCTCATAAAGATTCCAGGGAGGAGTGATAACGTCAAACATTCCGTAGCCATTACGGTAGACCTCTCCTGGATTAATCTCTTTTGACCCTGCTTCGTTTATTCCAGTCTTTTTTGCGTTGGCTCTGTCGAAATAAGTTTCGTCTGGTGGGGAAGAGAGTGCTTTAGCAACTCTTGTAGACCTGCGCTTAAAGTTGTTTTCTAAACCAGAGTATTTTTTTAAATCGTTCCAGACTTTACCAAAAGGGTCTTGAGCTTGAAACTCATTTTCGTTTTTCTGAATTTCATCAATGCTAGCACCAATGACCCATTCTTTGTCAGACATTAGCCTTCGTCTCCATATTCGTTTAGGGTTTTCTTTGCGGCAATGACTGCTCCCAAGTCATTCATATTCGGAAGTAGCCCCTGTTTCATTCTGTCAACTTGTTCGCTGTGCTCTTCTTCTGAAATCTTTTTCATATTTGCATAAAACTTAGCGGAACCGTCTGGCTCCCCCCAATATCTTGCGGCAGACCTAAGCTCTTCAACCTTAGACTGGTCGCCATCCATAGACTCAATAGACAGTGCGTTTCCTTGGCCATCTGTAAAGGCTTTTCCATTTGGCTTATGCCAAACGTAAGTCCCAAATTTAGAAAACTTCTCTTCTATAACCCGAACTTTTGTGTCCCCTACCTGACCAGGAAAGCGTGGCTTTTTCTTTTTCATAACCACAATTATACCACATTATGCAGAAACAATAGTCTGTGTAGACCACTTTATGTTTTGAAGTACGGCATATCGGTAATCCTGGAACGTTAGAGTCTTGTCTGTTTCAATAACTAATTTATCCGTACCGGTAAACTGTCGATAAATTTTTTCTATGTCTGGTGCGGTTGGATTTACCTGAGAAATATATAAAACCTGAGACCAAATATACTCATCTATGCCATCAAACATGTTGTCGTCTTTCCAGTCGTCCCAATCCTGCCGAACACCTTCGGGGGTATTTACAGAATACCATTTTCTAAATGCAGATCGTGCCAATTCATCTTGCTCACTAATCTGGTGTGCAGAAAGATTATTGAATAAGATTGGGCTAGTTATACGCAAGTAACCTGTGTAGTCATTAAAGCTTAATGCCGTATCAAGAGATATACCAAGAACAAACCAGTCTTCTGGATTGATCGTCGGCTTATTAGTGATGTTGCCGTTGAGGGCATAAGTAATTCCTGAAGCAAGCGAGTTTGTCGTAGAGTCTATCGCGTAGATATAGCCCCTTTTGGAATTGTTCGTATATTGCCTTAAGTAAAACTTAAGAGTTTTATCTAATGACTCAATTTCAAAAAGCAGTGTGGGTGCGTTTGAAAAGTCTTCATCGTGTACGTGGGCTTGAATTTGAAAAGCACCTAGCTTAAAGAAGTTTGACCTTTTCTTGTTTATTGGAATTTCAAATCCTGCATTTTCTGCTATAGAAAACTTTTTTCTAAATCTTAGCCCTGTATTTCCAACAGAATAAAAATATGGAACTGAGTTTTTGTAAAGGCTAAAGGGTTCTACAAACTTGTAGTCTGTGTAATTTTTACCTTTTTTATATGGGTAAATTTCTACACCAAACTTGTTGCCAAT